TTACAAATACAACAGAGTAATATGTTCACTGCTTTTGATAGCATAGAGGAACTACATACCTTTATGAAAGACTATGCGGGTAGTGAAAATTATTTTATAGCTGCACTGGCTATATCCTTAACCATTAATACACTTGGAAACATAATGGAAAAAGAATGTGGCGGTAAAGCTGTATCGTTAAAAGCAGAACCAATGATAAAGAAGGAGGTATAAATTGGAAACACTTGCGACTATAAAAAAGACTGACCTTTATAATAAAAGGAAAAAGTTTAATGAGGAAAATCCTGATAATCAAGGACACATAGATATGTGTAGTTTGATTGATGATTTAATTAAGGTGGCAATCCACATGAAAACAATAATCGACTTACATAAAGACGATGAAGATGTTTATGATTTTCGTAGGTATATAAATGGTTATGGAATTACTTACATGGGAAATGGTATCTTACAGACCAATGGTTATTACATTGATGATGTAATGAAACCTTTTATTGAATGGAGTGATAAAGAGCAGACTAAATATAGTCTTTATCATGGTAATCTTTTGAGAAGTATTTTTGAAGCTCTTTCAAATGGTGATGAAAATATTGTCGAAACTGTAGAAGCTTTTGACTTATGGTATAACAGCTAACAAAGGAGGTATAAATGTTAAGTGTTATTGATAAAGTAGAAAAATTCAGAGAGTTAAATACTCTTTGTCAATTATTAGCTGAGTGTTCTCATGCTCTTAATGGGGCAACTGAATGCTTAGGTTATTTTAATCCTGAAGGTTTAGAAACGCTTGGTAGATTTTCTGACCTTGAATATGCACAATATGTTGTTGAAGATGTTTTTACATGGGCATACAACAGACACCACTACTCAGTAGATATTCCTCAGTTTTATGGAGTAGATTACACGACACCTCTTAAACATAAAGAGGTCGTAGAATTACTTGAAGAACTCATTGAAGATTTAGGTGTAGAAGTTTTAGGTTTAAGCGAGGAGGTCGCATAATGGATATAGATAGAAATAGAGAAGGGGCTTGGCGAATATGTGATAGTGTTAATGGCTACTTGGAAACAAGAGTCTATTACTTCTACACTAAAAGAGAAGCAATACAAAAGTTTAAACAAGAAATGAAAGAACTTAGAGGTAAAGCATGACAGATAAAGATTATAGTTTATCTTCTATTGAAGAAGATTTAATAGCAGAATTAGAAGATAACAAAGAAGAAATACTAGAAAGCAAAGGCGATTATTTGCATGAATATGTAGACAGCAGTATTTCAGTTTATACTTATGACCAGATAATGATTTATGCTAACAATTCAGAGCTATGGCATATGTCATCTGGGTTAGGTGGCGAAACAGTACAAGAGCAAATAGTAGATGTTATCTATGAACATTTATCTGGTGTTGCTCATCAATGGCTACATGAACAAGAACAATTACAAGAAGACACTGAGCGTTTAGAAAACGAGATAACAATAATAGAAAATCATTTAACAAAGGAGGAAGCATGAGTAACTGTACTTTTTGTAAATCAGAAATAGACTCAAAAGACTATCCTGAATACGAAGGAGAAAATGGTCTTTGTGATAGTTGTTTTTTTAGTAATCCTTTTATGCACGAACAATTATGGACGTGGGAAGAAACTGCAATTAAATATGGTTGGACTAAAGAAACATCACCAATAGAAGTTATAAATCCTGATGATGAAATTTGGGATGATAGCGAATATAAAGAATTTGTCAGAGAGGAAGCATGAAGTTTAGAGTATTGAAAGATGAAGAAGCTATAGCTATAGCTCAGATATTTAAAGACTTAGAAGATGATATGTTAGACTTTGTTTTAGATGAAATCAAATATCTTGCAAGTTGTTCAAGGACTATGCGTAAGATAGATGAGGTTAGTAAAAGAGCAGAGGAGAAACTTAGAAGACGAAAACCAAAACTTAAATTAGTAAAAGATGAGGATAAAACCAAATGACTATGACAATGAAAGAACACATGGAAATGATGGATAGAATTAGGCAAGGCAAAAATGCCGAACTTAGTAAAATAAAAACTGTTAAAATTAATGGAGGTATTAATGGTAAAAGTAAGAAACATGAAGAGTAATAGTGGCAGGTCGGTCGCTAATCAGTTTGAAATAGAAACTGATAACGGAACTTATTTGCAAAGCTACGACTCAATCATAGCTAAGAGAATGAGAATGAGTGGTGTAATATTTCTTGATGAAAACTATTGGGATTATTCTACTACTACAGGTCGCTACAGAAATATGTTCTTGGGTGAAACTAAAAAAGAAACTCAAGCTAAGATAGATAGTGGCGAATATATTTTAACTAACTTAAATAACTAAAGAGGTAAAAATGAAATATTTAAGACAAATGATAGCTGACTTTTTAAGAAAGCTAATTAAACTTGATGACTATATAGAAGATAGAGTCTTCACTGATATTGAAAGACTCGAAAAAGAAATAGAAGTTGTGAGTGAATTAACAGACTCAAATGGGCTAGATTTAAATGACAGACCAACATTCTATGATATGGAAAGTCAGATAGAGGAGTTAGTTGATGATGCTCTGTTAAGAAGTCCTTATAATGAGTCATCAAGGGTTAAAGATTTAATTGAACGCTTAAAAAAATTGGAGGATAAAAATGAAAACCGATAAACAAAAATTTAAAAAGGATTTAACAAAAAAACTAGAAGATACTTTTGGTAAAGACTTTGTTAATGATAAGATTAAAATTGTTATGTACAAAGATGACGAAGTGGAGGATAAATAAATGTCTAACGCACACAATGAAACAATCAAAGAGCATTTAGAAATGCAAGTAATCTCTTCTAACTTTTCTGCACAAGATTTGTTAGAAGAACTTGGTATGACTTATAAAGATGCTTACGAAGATAAGTTATCTTATGATGAGTTAATTGACTTAGTAGTCCAAAAGAGATTTGAAGAATCTCCAGAGGTAGAATAAATATGGCAGAGTACGAAGTATATGAAAGCCCTAAGTCAGTATCGGAAGCTAAAGATTGTATTGATGAAGTCATCAAAATCATTCTTGAAAAGTATGAAGGTGAAGCTGATAAAGAAGGTGGAGAATATGTCGCCAAGTGTTGGCATATAGTTAAAAACAATTTGAGGTAAAAATATGACTAAAGTTAGATATGTAGAAGCAAAGTATGACACTACTCTTGTATGGGATATTGAAGACATTGCTAAACGAAACAATTTTAAAATCGAAGAGATTGATAAGATGGAAGTGGGTAAATGGACAAGACTATTTATTACTTTAAAAGATGGTACACAATTTTGGGAAGATGGTAGTGAGACAGATGCTACTGATTGGAAATGGGCTGTACATCAGGGCTACTATGATAAAGATTGGCTTTCAATAGACGAGGAGGAAATAAGTGGAGTATAAAAAAGGTACATTGTTGCAAGAGTATTTTTTAAATCCTCACTTCAAACCAACTGAGGAAGAACAAAAAGAACTCGAAGAATTTTTTACAAAAATAGGAGGTAAAAAGTGAAACCTAAATTAATAGACAAAGGAATAACTGTAGCCGAAGATTATATCGCAGGTACAGTTCATGTGGAGTATGATAATACCGATAGCATTCTCCCATTTAAAAACAGAGTCATAGATTGGTGGTTAAGAATACCATCTGAAACTGTTGAAATCTTTGAGATTAAAGATAGACATAAGTGGATTGATAAACAAAAAATTATGAAGGTTGAGAAGTCTATGCAGAATTTAATTACAAGACACTTGAAGGAGGAAGCATAATGGAAGATGTGCATGGTTATTTATTGATGTTTGTTATAGTAGCTTTTACTATAGCAATATCTAGTTTATTTTTATTAGGTTACAAACCAAAAGAACTTAATAATAAATTTGATAAACAAGGAACAGTCAAATACGTTGATTCAGATTATTGAGGGAAACTTATGGAACATTATTATTTTTATCACGATGATATAAAGACTGGACTGAGGGGCGAAGGTTGTGGCTATCGTAAAGCTACTGTTCGTTCTGTTGGTCGCAAGTGGGTCTATATTAGATTCTCTAACGAGGGAAACTTTAGAAGACTAGCAATTAAAAAGTGGCAAGATATTTGCCGACAAAAAGATTTTAGAACATGGGAGGGTCATGTCGCAGAGTTAGAAGTTAAGAAGAAAGCCCTCAGTAGAGGTTTATCTTTTTACAAAAAAAGGTATAATAAAAATATCCCTAAGACTATTGAGGAACTACAGAAAGAACTGGAGGTAGCTTAACATGATTTGGATATTAGTAGCATTATTTGAAATTACTACTGTTGCTATGGTGATTGAAGATATTCATGTCTTTGAATATCAATTTAATTCTGAACTAGATTGTTTAAACTTTGTAACAGAAAACTATGAAGGTTTAGAAGATTATATCGAAGAAGAATATCAAACTAAAGCAGAAACTTTTGTTTGTGTAAATTCAGAAAGAATAAATAGAGGTTAAATATGGATAATAAAATTTATCATTTTAAAGCATTGGTCAAAGAACTACCGATTACATCTATGACTAATATAGAATATAAAGAAGCGGTAGAAAAAATCTATATGGAAGTTTATTATCCAGAAGAGAGAATATGAAGTTTGTAATTTATATTGGCAAGTTAAAGACTGTAACTGTTGAGGCAGAGGATAAAGATTATGTCAAGGCAGTTATCTTAGACAATGCTAAAACATTTCTTGAGGATATGTTTGACGATGGAGTAATAGAAATTGAACAAGAAAAAAGTTAAAGAACTAAAGAAAAGAATTAAACCAATTCAGGTTGAGTGGGTAAAAACTATATTACCAGAAGACATGGCAGATACAATTACGATTGATAATGTAGCTAGTCATGTGCCTGAACAAAAATATGTGGTCGCACAAGGTAGAAGAATTTTGTCATTTATGACAGATAGGTGGGTGTTAAAATTTTTAAAGAAACATCCAGAAATAAAAACATATAAACAAGTTGAGGAAATATTAAATGGAGTTTAATGAATATATATTAAATGTATTAATTGATAATGAGAAAACTAGCATAAAAACTTATGCCTTTTCTCCAGAAGAAGCTATAGATAATGCTATATTAATGGAAGCAGTTGAGGATTTGTATTCAGTTGAGGACACAAAAGAAAAGATACAACTAGATTTTCTTTCTGACTTTAAAGAAATGAGAGAGTTACGAAATGCTGTTCCCGCAGAATTAGAGCCATTGTTACATACCATATTATCTAATATGAAAAACTTTAAGAAATTAATTTAATGGCACAGAGAAAAGAAACAGTTTTAATTAAGCATGTCAAGAAGGCAACTTCTCAGGGCATGGCAGGTCGTGGTAGGAAGATTAAAAAATCTACCAAGCACATGAACAAACATAAAAGACTACAACAAAAAACTAAATATCGAGGACAAGGTAGATGATAGAGAAAGCAGTAGTGCTTGATGACCATGATGTTATGCATTATGTTTATGGTACTTATGAAGAGGTTGAGGCTTTTGCTGAAAAGATGAATGGTTATGTGGTTAGATACCTTGACCACGTTGCACCGAGTATGGTATACTCTAAGTTTAAGTATGTTGGTGAAGGGCGAAACCCATACCAAGTAAGTAGAAAGTTTAATTACGAAAAAGGAATTGTAGATGATACAGAAAAATGGTAGATTAAAAGAACGAG